CAAAGCATACACCCAAACGGGTGTTTTGCTATATATTCCTCCATAGCTCAGTCGGTAGAGCGCATGACTGTTAATCATGATGTCACTGGTTCGAGCCCAGTTGGGGGAGCCAAGAGAAAAGTCAGTAATTGAGCCAAAAACGGCTTGTTTACTGGCTTTTTGCTTTGTTTACAACATTTTTGAGTTTTAAAAATATTTACCTCTTTTTATACCTTTTGATGTGTTATACTACAGATAAACTACAGATTTTCTACAACAAAAACCGCCCGAAATGTAATCGGACGGCTTATTTTATGCCAGTAATTTGATTGCGTTGTAAAGAGTGTCAACCTCTTGAATGATGTAGTGGTCAATATCGACCTTGTAATCTGTATGCCCCATGAGAGCAATGATGTCCTCTTCCCTTGCACCTGCCGCTGACATACGAGTTGAAAAGGTTCTACGGCAAGAGTGCGGAGTAAACTCATCGCCTAAGCCAAGCGCTTGCATCGCCGGGCGAAAACCGTATTTCAAGAAATAATCCTTGTTCATCGCTTTGCCAAACTCTGAACCTTCGTGTGTTCGGCAGAAGATTGTTTCACCTTTGTGATTTATACAGTTCTCAACCAATTTTAAAATTTTAGGGTGGATAGGAACAATACGATTTTTGCCGGCATCTGACTTTATGCCTGCGATAAAGTAAGGTATGCCCTGTTCACTCATATGGTACTGCTCGGTAGTGAGCGAAAGAAACTCGGTCACTCTGAAATTGAGGTAGCACATTATATAAACATAATCAGCATAAGGGACTTTGCCTATGTTTTGTCGTATTAGCTCTAACTGCACATCGGTGAAGCGTGTAGCGTTTACCTCTTCGGATTCCGGAAGCTCTATAAATGTGCCATAGTCTTTGTTTACAATGTCCTCTTGCATCGCAAAATTGTAAAGACTTGTGACGAAGCATTTAATTTTGTGTAGTGCCGAGTAACCTAATCCCTGACAGATTTTAGGCGTATCAGTGACTTTATAGGTACCGTTGCCGTTGGGCAGAAGATATTTCAGCTTACCGCCTGCGCCGACCTCGTGATGCGGATTATCGTAATAATCCACGATGTATTGATAGTCTGATGTGCGTAAATCCCTAAATTTACGCTTATACAAGGGCTTTAGTTTGATATAAGCACTTGCATAGTTGCTTTTCACGCTGTTGCCAAGTTTTTTATATGCTTTAGTTTTTATCCATTTTTCGTGCAACTGCTCAAGCGTCATGTTAAAGCCGTTTACAGGATTGTACTCATAATCTTTGAGTGCGTTTTCTGCCTCTCGCTTTGTGGCGAAAGTTCCCAAATAAACTTGTTTCCCTGTGACAGAGCTTGCAGCGGCATACGGTTTTGATTTGCTGTCTTTGCGAATGTAAATGCTTCCTGTACCTTTTGTTCTGCGCCTGTTTTTCGGCTTGTCAGATGATTGATTTTTACCGCAGTAAGGACAATACGCAAAATTGTCCTGCAATTCTCGGTTACACCGTCGGTTTATACATTTTTTCATCATTTTGCTCCTTAAAAAAGGGTGCAAAAATCCCCTGCAAAATATTGTAATTTTCGCAGGGGTGTGGTACAATATATTTGCTAAGAAAAATTCACCATTGCACCCGTTGTAATGGTCTCCGCTCTATCCTGTTGGCGCAGGGTAGGGCGGATTTTTTTATTTTATTTTACTTTCTTGCTGACAAGGTTCATTTTAACGTCATTATCATAGGTATCTGTATCGAAATATATTAAATCAGCTCCTACGGTTGATGGATTGAAGTTTTTACAATCTTTCACACTGACTTCAATCATGCCCTCGCTGTGTGCTGAAATCGGAGCGCTACAGACTAACTTGTTGTAGCTTCTTCCGTCTAAGATGACGGTGTCGGCTTGTACGGTTATAGATTTATCCATTTTATTTTTTATATAAAAATGAACATCAACTTCTTCATCCGAATAAGGAGCCTGCTCCGTATCGCTGTAATAAACGGCTATGTCGCTATCTGAATAAAGCTCGGTTAAAGTATCTTTAAACTCTGTAGGTTTTTCGGTAGGCGGTTCTGTTTCGGGTTCAGTAGCTTTTTCTGCTGAATCTTCTTCAGGTGAACGAACATCTTTTGAAGAATATGTTATTATAGAATTAACAATGATGTCTTCATAAAAATCAAATTCTTCAGATTGCTCATCGCCTTCGGTTGTGAAAAGCATACAACACAAATAATTCTTCGTCACCCACACATACATTGTGCCGTAATACTTATCTCCGGATAATTCCAAATTTGCTATTACACGATAAGCGAGAAAGTCATCTATATGAGTTGTAGTTCTGCTTATTTCTTCAAAGTCATCAAACGAATTTGCAAAGCCATCAAGAAAGCTGTCTACATAGCCTGAGGTAAATTGAGATGGTGAAATATTCGATTGAGATGAACTTATATACAGCCTGTTTCCGTCAGGGTCGTAAAAATAATGGTAACCGTCATGAGCTTTATGCGTCCACTCTTTAGGAATATCAATAGAAAAAGGAGTTATATCATACCACTCAAACAAATCGGTTTCTGAGGTATCGTTAGAGGTTTGATTGGTAGAAGTTGTTACCGGTTCTTGAATATCAGGTTGGTTGCTACATTGCGAAATGGCAGTTACCGCAGTGGCGGTCAATATCAAAGCTATCAGCAAAGCAATGTAAAAATGTGAAGTGCGATATATAGGTTTTTTGTCAGAAGATTTTTCAGGAGCGCTTGTGGGTTTGAATTTATTTTTTTGATAAGCGTGACATTGAGGGCAAAATACCGAATTGCTCGGTATCATATAACCGCATTTTTCGCACTTGTAAGGTTCTGCATTTTCAGGTTTGCTGTCCTTGAACAAGGCAATCTGTTCAATTTTCGCTCCGCACTCGTTGCAAAATTTTGAGCCGGCAGGAACCTCAGAACCGCATTTTTGACATTTCATTTATAAACCCTCCTCTTTTGATATATATATTGACAAAATATATATCATGTATTAAAATAATATTAGAGAGGTTCAGACTTCTCACTATTCCTATTTTACCTACCATAGTTGCCGCTATGGTAGGTTTTTCTTTTTGTTAATAAAATCTGCAAATTGCTCTTTTACCCGTCTTTCAAGCGGATGTAGGTAAAAAGCGTTTCTGCGTTCAAGCTCTGCCATTCGTTCAGCCCTGTAGGTTGCCGCCTCAAGGCTAATGTCACATAAATTTGCAATTGCAGCGGCATTTGTTGCGTGTAGCTCATGGAGTACACAAGCCGGAGCCAACAAATCTCGAGCAAATACATTCGCTGAATGTTCGGCATCGTCGATTGTTGCAAATCCGTTGCCGTTTTCCTTAAACAAGTGACCTAAAAATATATGACCGAGTTCATGCGCAATTGTAAATCTACATCGCTGAGGGGATTGCTCATCTGCATAGATGACGTACAGTTTATCATTTTGCATTAAAGTTGTACCGCTCTCGTTTTGGTGTAGCAGATTGACTGCCGAATTTTTCAACAAAACAATGTCGGCTTGTTTTGCTATCTGACTGACTTTAACAGGCAAGTTGCTAATTCTGTAGTCGATTAAGCATTGCCAAGAGGCATTGCGTGCGTTTTTGTATTTTTCATAATTCAAGTTTACCACCTCATCGGTATTTTAACCCATGAGGTGTTTTTTATTATGTATTATAAATCTGTATCGTCAGGCTCAAACTTACTGAGATCAGGAAGATTAACTATTTCAATAGGTTGATTATTACCGTCACTTCGTGCGGCTTTAACCGTTGGTATTAGATTATCGTTAATTTTTAAAATAGTATCAATTGTGTACTGATGTTCAGGGTGATTTCGATAAGCATAAACCAAATCTTTTTCATGATTGGTTAAAATCATAGTATTGCTTTTGTTTGGCATTTCTCTGAACTCTGCAAGAATATCATCTACTTTATATATATCACAAAGTGCGATTAAAATTTCTGCATCAGGTTGACCGTGATTGTTCTCCCACGCATTTACGGTTTTTCCACTTTTATTTATTAATTTTCCGACTTCATCGGCGGTTAATCCGCTTTTTTTCCTTAACTCTTTTAATTTTTGTGCTATAAATTCTCTTGACACTTTGTTTCTCCTTTTATAGATGTTTTATCTACGCTTTTATTATAATTCGCTAATTACAGATTGTCAAGAAAAAAATCTGAAAAATGTAGAAAAATTTTTTTAAAATCTCTTGACAATCTGCAAAAGTTAGATTATTATTAAAATGAAATCTACAAAATGTAGCATTTAACAGTTGAAAGGAGGTAAAAGGTATGACTGTGAACGAAAAACTTAAAAAGATTGTCGAAGAAAAAGGACTTAAACAATCATATTTGTGTGAGCATACTGGAATGACCGCTGATGCAATTTCAAGAATATTAAATTCCAACCGTAAGGTTACAGCAGAAGAGTTTTTGGGAATATGTCAAGTGCTTGATGTTGATCCAAGGCAGTTTTTTAAGCAGTCTGCTTAACTTATTACCTCAGAAAGGAATGATAAAAATGGCACTAACCATATATGCTGTAGTCGCTACCGTAGTAGCAGTAGTGGCAATCATAAAAGCTGTAAAATGGAAAATTGCTACAAGAGCAATGGTGGTTTATTGTACGAAAAATTTTAGGATACCCACAGACAAAGAACTTGCCGACTGCTCCAAAGAAGCCGCCGGCAAGACAATAAGATTTAAGTAGGATTTGAGGTGATAAAAAATGCTCTCAAAAATTATGATAAGCCGTAATTACAAAAAGAGAAAGCACGGTGTAGTCATACACTTGAATAACTTTGCGAGCGAAGAAGAAAAAGCAAAGGTAATAAATGAGATAAAAACCGTGTTACATCGTAATAACTACAAAAGCAAAAATGCGATTTCATACAAAATAAAAATCGGCTGAACAATAAATTCAACCGATTGAAAAACAATAATTATTCGATGTTATAAAGGTCATCATAGCCTACATCAATAGGATCGGTAGCATTGCAGGCTTCAAGACATAGAGCTTTAGGAATATCTTCATCAGGTTCTTCTTCAAAGATTGAAAGAGTTACATAAACCATACCATCATCTTTCATCAACTTTACCTGTTCGTATAATTCCGAAACTTTGACTTTGATTCGACACATTGTTATCACCTCCTTAAATTGATTATAACATCAAAAAGTTTAATATACAACATAAAAACAGCTTAACGAAAGGAATGACAAAAATAATTGACTTAGAAAAGATTGCTATAATGCGACTTCGTGACGGAGCAGAAATAAGTAAACGCTACTATGATAAACCGCTTATGCTTTGTTATTCAGGAGGTAAAGACAGCGACATTATTTTAGATTTAGCGATTAAATCAGGCATAGAATTTGAGGTTCAACATAGTCACACAACGGCTGATGCTCCCGAAACAGTTTACCACATACGCAATAAATTTAAGGAATTGGAATCTAAAGGCATAAAATGCAACATTGATATGCCAAGATACAAGGGAAAGCCGACATCTATGTGGTCACTGATAGTACAAAAAGGTATTCCACCCACAAGGTTAGTAAGATATTGTTGTGCAATTCTGAAAGAAACAGGCGGTAAGAATCGTGCTATTGCCACAGGAGTGCGAAGAGCCGAAAGCACGAAAAGACGGTCGAAGGGAATAATCGAAACTTATTCTTCTAATCTGTCAAATAGAATTGTCCTTAACAATGACAATGACGATAAGAGGCAGATAGTTGAGCATTGTCAGTTACAAGGGAAGATAATCTTCAACCCTATTAGTGACTGGTCGGATAGTGATGTTTGGGAGTACATCAACCAAGAACACATTAATCTTAATCCGTTATACAGTTGTGGATTTGACCGCGTTGGATGCATTGGCTGTCCGATGGCAAGTAAGAAGAGATTTGCGGAATTTGCACGATATCCCAAGTACCGAAAAATGTATATAAGAGCATTCGACAAGATGCTTGAAGTGAGAAAGCTAAGAGGCAAAGCTACACAACACGCTAATGGACTTGAGGTCTTCCATTGGTGGATGCAGGATGGTGTTTTACCGGGGCAATTAAGTTTTGACGGAGAGGATTGGTGAAGAGCGATGAGAGAATATTTATTCAGGGGCAAGATGATAGCTAACGGTAAGTGGTCAGAGGGCAATTTGCTTGTGACTAAACAAGGTTGCTGTATAACACCCGATGCAACCGTTTTAGGCAGCTATGGTGCGGTAGACCCCGAAACAGTCGGACAGTACACAGGCTTGACCGACAAGAACGGCACGAAGATTTTTGAGGGGGATATTGTAAAATATGGTGATACTGTTCATAATGTAGTTTTTGAACAAAGAAACGGAACAGCGTATTTTGGTCTTGTGTATTCAACACTTGAAACCTTATCGTTTGGATATTATCAAGATTTGAAACAAATTGAAGTAATCGGCAATATCTACGATAATCTCGAACTTAGTAAGAGGTGATTATTAAATGAACGACAAAATCCTTATCAACCCTAAAACAAATCAGGAGTACAGAGATGTACCGCCGACCGTGGCGGCTGAATATCTCGGAGTTGCTCTCAATTATGTTTATGAAGGCTTAAAAAAACAAACCTTGCCTATCGGTTCAGCCGTACAGAGCGACAAAGGGCGTTGGAGCTATAACATACCGATTGACCGGCTAAAGGCCTATGCAAGCGGTGCAGATATATCCTTACTGGCTACACTGCTCAACAAATTGATCGGCAGCGGAAATACAATCAACGAAAGGACGGCGTAAAAATGATAAATTCGCCGTGCTACGGCTGTCAGATACGGACGACAAGATGTCATACAGATTGTGAAAAATACCTCGAGTACAAATCAAAGTGCGACAACCGCCGAGCCGAACGCTCTAAGAATTATGACTTTTTTAATTACATCTGTCACAAAATCGACATCCATACGAGATGTCGAAAACTAAATAAATGAAAGAATAGGTGAATATATGGAAATCATTGCAAATAACCGTGCGAATAACCGTGAACATATCGCTTTTAAAGACTTGAAAAAAGGCGATATTTTTGTATTAGCCTCAGATGGCAAATGGTACATAAAAAACAACGATTTTTATGCAGTACGACTTTCAGACGGCGAAACCGTTGAACCGATACTTTATTTCACACTTTGCAAAGTCAAAGATTGCATGCTCGTAGAAAGAGAAATCTATACAGCATTAACTGAAAAGGAGTGTAACAAATGTGGTTAAGAAATTACCCGACACGCAGAAAACTGCTCAAAGATGTTAAGGAGTTAAGAGAAGAAAACAAAAATCTTAAAAATGAGTTAAAAAAAGCTCGCCTTGATAAATCCCAAGCCGAAGAAAATAGCACAAACGCTCAATATGCATTAAGAGGTTATAAAAACGAGAATACTAAACTCTGTGAAAAACTTTCAATGTATGAATCAGCAGAGGCAGAATCCTTCGGTTTTGAATGTGTGGGTGTCCGCAAATGAAAAAAGGGACAACAGTCGAAAGCGGATATGATGTTGAGGGACGCTGGCATTTGAAGCTCAGAAAAGCCAAAGGCAAGTTTACGCTCGACGAAATAATTGAAGCTGCGAAAGAATGGGAAGAAGATTACTACGCCGTGATAATTAAAGCGATGGGCGATGAGACAGCGCAGTATTACGATGACGACCTTGAGGGGGATTGCGTAACGCTATATCGTGCTACAGATTTTATCAGCAAAGAGGTGTAAGCGATGAAAAGATTAACTTTAAATCAAGACAGCGAAATCAAAGTCAAGGACATCTACGGCAAAATGCACGACTGCAAAGATGTACCAAACGAGTTTTACGGCTGCATTCGCAAACTTTACAATTACGAGAACACAGGTTACACAATTGATTTTATCGACAACATACCGAAGATACTCGAGGATATGCGTGAACGCTTATTAAATCCATCGGCTGTAAACATTAAAGCGTGTTTGCATATGATTGATTACATTTTAAACACAAAAGAAAAAGACCGTTGATTGCTTGCACTACAATCAACGGTCGGCAAATAACACAAGGCTATCTGCAACGTATAAATACAGTCCAACATTATTATATCAGATAACCTTGCAAAAATCAATGAGATTGTTAGGTGGTAGAAAAATGTCGAGGCTAAATAAAACATGGACGGCCGATGAAATAGATTATCTTATTTCTTCTTGGGGCAACGTTAATATGGCCACTATAACAAAACACCTTGATAGATCCGAATGTGCGATAAGGCTAAAAGCCGGTAAGTTAAACTTAGGACCTTTCTTGACTAATGGCTATAGATACATCACAATAAGCAATCTTTATAAACTCATTCGTCCAAACACTTCTGCCAGTTATCTAAAAACATCGTGGGTAAAAAATAGGAATCTGCCTACTCACAACATTTCAAGAAGTTCAAAAACAAATTTCATCGTTGTTTACATAAATGAATTTTGGATGTGGGCAGAGAAAAATCAATATTTTTTAGATTTTTCGAAACTTGAAAGATATCAATTAGGACCTGAACCCGATTGGGTAAATCCAAAACGAGAGGCAGACATATTAAGGAACAGTTTAATCAAAGCAACTCCATGGACAAGCAGAGAAGATAACCTTCTCAAAGAATTGCTTATAAAGCAAAAGTATGGTTACAAAGAACTGTCACAAATATTGTGCCGTAGCGAAGGAGCCATACAGCGCAGAATTAATGACCTAAACATCAAATACCGTCCTGTAAAAGCTGATAACCATCAAAAATGGACTGAATCAGAATACACTTTACTTGGCGAAATGATTAAATGCGGAAGCAAATATGAAGAAATATCCGACAGAATCGGTCGATCAGTTAAAGCTATCAGAGGACGTGTATTTGATAAGTATCTCACGGAAAATCTTGACAAAGTACGAAATTATATAGGCAACGGAAACTTTGGAGACGGAACGCCTGACAAGCCGTTAAAATACAAGCGACTTATGTCGAACGAAGAAAAAAACCAAGCTAATCTATTGTTATCAATCATCGCAGGAGATTTACTTTGTGTTGCAAAAACGAACTCAAATGTTGATGAGGAATACAGTGAATATTGGCAAAAGGATATGTGCTTGAATTGGAGTAATATTAAAGGCTGTATTGCATGCGAAAAAGATTGCGACAGTTGCACATCATTTAAAAGAATACCCGTACAACATTGTAAGCGTTGTGGAAAAGATTTTTTTGAACGAAAAAGTGCTGATTTTTGCATTGGTTGCAGAACAGCTCGTCTACATCAAGCACAGAAAAAATATGCAATCCTTCATCAAAAGCAAAGTCGAAAGTAAAGAAGGTGTATCTATGGATGATAAAACAGAATTCGTACGAATGGCAACAACACAATGCCTAAAGTATATGTCTGTGAATGAGGCAAACAAGGTTGAGCAAATTTTGTCAGTCTTGTTGACAGAATATTCTCTAAAAAAGAAACCTACGCTTTATCCACCGAAACAGTTACTCCGAATCAAAAATTAGTAAATACTTTTTTAGCCATTAAAAAAATTAGTGGTTTAACTGACAAAAGTCTAAAAGCTTATAACAATGAAATACAAATGATGCTTAAAGCAATAAATAAGCCTATCGCAGACATTAAGGTTAATGATATTCGTGCATACCTTGCTTTTGAACAATTAAATAAAAATGTATCAAACAGTTATCTTGATACAAAATTAAGATACTTAAAATCATTTTTTAAAACACTGAGAATTGAAGGCTACATACCAAATGATCCGGCAGAAAAAATCACAAAAATAAAAGCTGAAAAGGTAATCAGAAAGCCGTTTACACCGATTGAAACTGAAAAAATCAGAGATGCTGCCGGAAAAGATTTGAGGTTGAAGGCAATCATAGAATTTTTATTATCGACAGGAATAATACCACGATTGGATTCGATGTTTATAAGGAGCTAAGAAAGATAATCAACGACTACCATATTCACCGAATGGAGTGGAGAATGGTTCAAGGAAACCCTGTTGAGGGGCATTATGATAACTATTGTCAACACTATAACGGCAAAAAGTTTGTGTTTACAGACTTTTTAAAGGATCGACGTGGGAAATACCATAACGAAGTTATTTACGAAATCATATTTAATAAGAGTGAAAGTAAATGAAAGAAATAAAACTTATTGCTATAACGCCTTGTCGGCAATTGCACAAAGATACAATTCTGACAAAGGATGGCTTGAAAGTGAGGTAGAAGAATGAGAGGTATTAAAAATATCACCGTTAATTACGATAACGGCGAAATAGAAACCTTAAATAAAGGTGTAGTTGTTAGTTTTGATGAAATCGACAATGAAGAAGAAACTATCAAAGTCAGATATCGTATGTGCGATATTAAAGGCAAGGATTTGCATTTGATTGTAAACGCTGTTGTTGCGTTGGCACAACAGCTGGGGCTACTAAATGAGGAGTGATAATATTGGCGTTCCCCGAAAAATTAAAAGCGTTAAGGCATAAATATAAATTAACGCAAGAAGAATTAGGTGAAAAACTCTGTTTGAGCAGAACAAGTATATCTTACTATGAGCAGGGAAAATTTGAACCTGATATTAAAACTATAATAGATATTTCAAATCTATTTAATGTTACGACAGACGAACTGCTGAAATGAGGCTTAACAATGAAAATAAAAAAAGCATTCGACATATGCAAGAAAAATAAAATTATTTCCATTTTCGGCAACGAAAAAGGCGAGCAATGGCTGTCAGACGGCTATGCGGTCTATCCTATTTTCGGCTTGCCGGAACTCAATGAAGATTACATATGCAAACTCTATGACATCAACGATGCGCAGAGAGATAAGATTAGATTTACAATCAGTCAAACCAAGCCGTTGATTGATGTTGAGGATTGTTCGGCGGATGAAACACCGGCTGAAATGTGGGATATAAGCATTATATACGACGGTAAAGTAATGCTCCCGATTAGCACCGCAGAGGGCTTAATGTTTATTGACAGAGTATATCTTAATCCTTTTGTGGATATGCCAAACGAAACAATGGCACTTGCACTGCGTAAGGACTTCAAAGGTACTCCCTATTTTGCCGTTAAATTCGGAATGATTGCATACGGCTTTATATGTGCTTATGAAATTGTTGATGAAGATTTTGTGAGACAATTGAAATCATTATACATTGAAAGCGATATGATTTTGAAAAACAAGAAAGGATGACCTGCCGATGAAGCAGTATGAAGCTGACCAACAGCGGAAGTTATTTCAATGGACGACTTTCATCAGAGCAGAATACCCCGAAATTGATTTGATGTTTCATATTCCGAATGGCGGAAGCAGGAACAAACTTGAAGCGACCAACCTCAAGAAACAAGGAGTAAAGGCAGGCGTGCCTGATTTGTTTTTACCGGTAAGCCGTGGAGGTTATCACGGCTTGTTTATTGAACTTAAGTACGGTAAGAATAAGCCAACCGAAAAACAAACCGAATGGCTTACAAACCTTAATGAACAAGGCTACGCTGTCGCTGTATGTTATGGTTGCGACGAGGCAAGCGAAAAAATATTAAAGTATTTGAAATTAGGTGAAATAAATGAGTGAAGAAAAAAAGAAACGAGGGCGCAAGAAGAAACTCGACCGAATAGACAGGATGTGTCTTTACTGTTCTGATTACAACGCAAAGCACGGCACAAGTTACAGCTACGGTCAGTTTGTTGCGCAGATAGCCGCAAGAAAAATTAAAAGACTTGGATTACACGATTATGAAGGAGGTCTTGCGGAATGAGCGAAAACGAAAAAACGGTTGCAGCGGAAATGCAGGATAAGCCAACAACACCGGCGGAAACATTGTCGGAACTCGACAAACTTGTGATAGGCTTCATCGACGGTGACCTTGATGTGGCCACACTCAATAGCTTGGATATGTTTAATCGCTGGTTAGTATTGTCAATGTCAGCCATATACAGTTGTACCAAGATAGGCTTACTATCCGCTAAATCTTGCGTCAAGGCTAAGTATAAATTATTGCAAGAGTATCGAAGATTTAGAACCGACACTTTTTTTGCTAACAAAGAACATATCGAGTGGATTAAACGTACAAGAGAAACTTCTTGCAAATTAACGGAGTTGTCAAAAGCGATTGCCGAACACGATACTAATGTATTACGAATTGCTTTGCAGATAATTGACCTGCTCACAAAGCATGATGTTTATAATAAACTTTTCATTTTGTCAAACGCGTCGGATACATACAAGGAAAAATGTTTAAAAACACTAACCGAAAATGATACAGCGTTTTTGGACGAGTTTGGCAACATTCCTTTTGTGGATTTGCTCTTCAAATTTTACAAGTCAACAGAAGAAACCAGAGCAACTGAAATCTTTAAGGAATTGGATGCCGACAATATCAGAACTGTAGCTTGTCACGTGCCGGTTAAATCTGACAATTGTCAGGGCATCGCAAAAAGCTACAAAGAATACTTCGGTATTTAAAGTAAGGCAATATTCTTGCCGTGTGCAAAATCTTAAAGAAAATTCAAATCAAGTTAATCCTATATTCAAAAAGTAATCAAAGCGACGACTTCCGCTTTTGGTTAAGCTGTTCAAAAGAATGCACCAAAAATTAAACACACAATTGCAGCGGTAAGGTTGCACTAAGCAGTAGTTCGGTGGTCAGACGGACTACTGCATATTTATATCATCTGACTTTTTAACGCGAAAACAGAATAATAATAGTCACAAAAAAGGAGTTGAGATACTCCTTTAATAGCCTGCTCAAGGAATTAATTAAGTGACCGTTTTAGCTTTTACATATATAATAGGAAGTTTAATATGTTTACATACAAGTGTGAAATCAAATCAGGACCATTGCTTGAAGTTAAATACTATAAGTCATTCCGCAAGCGGAACAAGAAAAATCTTGCTCGGCAAATTAATCAATCAAAATCAAGTGAGAAGCAAACAAAAGCAAACCGCATCAGAGGAGAACAACACACACAACGACTTATTCTCTGCAATTTTACAGAAGGTGACTGGTTCGCAAGGTTCTCCGCTCCGTTTGGTGAGTTTACCGAAGATGAGTTTGAAAAAGTTGTCTCGAATTTTTATAAGCGAGTGAAACGCAGGACAGATAAGAAACAAATCAAGTTTAAATACATCGGTTATTGTGAGTGTGGCAAGCTCGGGAAAAATTGGCATCTGCACATCGTGATTGAAGATTGCGTGCGTGAAATATTAACGGAATGTTGGCCGTGGAAAAACGGAATAAATTTCACTCCGCTCTACCAAGACGGAAATTATGCTGACCTTGCAAAATACATACGCAAAGATGTCAATGGTAAGAAGCGCTTGAAAACATCTCGCAATCTCAATAAGCCTGAGGTCAAAGTTGTTGAAGGGAAAAAACGAGAATACAGGAAACTCGAACGAGGTGAGGCTTTGCCTTGTCCCGAAGGATATTATTTTTATCGTGACGAAATGTGGATAAACGACTTCACGGGTGCGTCTTTTCATTTTACTTACTTGGCCAATAGCCATAAACACAAGAAAATCGGAGGTGCAAGGATTTGAGAGATACAACAAGAGATTATACAATTGCACAGTTTAGACTTTATGCCTCTCTTGGATTTCCAAGCAAAGCACAGGTTGTAGCTGACAAGACAATGCACCGAGCATTACAACTTGACCTGCTTGCTGTGGCAGACACACTTAATGCCTTGACCAATAGCGGTAAAGACTACATCTGTCAAGCTGTCAGCGCTGTTTACTTTGTTGCACCAACAAAACCGTTGCACAAAGGTGAAATAAATTTGAGAGTGACCAAGTTTGCTGTCAATAACTATACAGACGAACGCACGGTGTTTCGCTGGCTCAAAGAGGCACGATTGCTTTGCGCAAAACTTCGTGGGCTTAACATTTGTACATATTGCACAAAGAAAGATGTCAGTAGAAGCGATTAAACCTGTTGTACAATTAAATTGTAATGATAAAACGAAAAGTAACAACGGACTGGATCATTAGCCAAATCCGTGAGGGCAAGGCGTATAGATTCTATTTAACGGCCGATTGGAAAAAAGTCAGAGATGCAAAAAAAGCGAAAGAACATTACGAATGTGAACGCTGTCGAGCAGTAGGTAAGTACAGCCCTTGCGAGGCAGTGCATCACAAACTGCATCTCAAAGTAAGACCTGACCTTGCTCTTGATATCAACAACCTCGAATGTCTTTGCAAGGACTGTCATTACAAAGAACATCACAAGTACGAACCAAAAAAATTAAAAGATGAGTTTGCTGAGCGGTGGTGAGCGAAAAAAAGCATACCCCCGGGTAAAAAATCGAAAAATTCTGAGGTCAATGGATAACGGTGTAAAGGCACGACAGTTTGGTCTCGCGCACGCACACGAGAAATTTTTGAGAGAGGAGTAGTATAAATGGCACAAATTAAAATTGCAGAAATCAAAGACAGCTTAATTGAGCAACTGACTTTGAAGGGGGCAAACATTGAAGTCTATAGAGATTTAATCGACAGCTACATTTTTTGCACAAAACTTGAACGAAAAATGCAAGCAGATATACGCAAAAACGGCTTAACATACAAAGCTATCAGTGCCACAGGCAAAGAGTATATGAAGGACAACCCATCGGTAAAAAATGCAGTAATGTACAACAAACAGCGTTTAGCGATCCTCTCACAAATGGGGTTGTCAATTGACAAGGTTGAGAGCGAATCTGATGACGAACTGTAAATACCTTGACGATTACATAAAGCAAGTAAAAAGTGGTCAATATCGTGTATGCAAAGAGCAAATACAGCTTGTAAATTTCATAGAAAAAGTATTCGAAAATGAGCAAGTCTATGTTGACAATGAGCAGGTTGAAAAGTATTTTGCTCTACAGAAATATTTTCCATACGAATTATTTGCATGGGAAAAGTTTTGTTTTATTCTGCATAATTGCACATATTCCGCACCGGGTGTATTAAGATTTCCCGATTTAGTTTGTGTGGTCGGGCGAGGCGCAGGAAAAAATGGCTATCTTACATTTGAAGATTTTGCTCTGCTCACGCCTGTCAACGGCATACGCAATTACGATATTGACATTTGTGCAACATCAGAAGAGCAAGCAAGCACAACCTTTAATGACATCTACGAAATTTTGGAAAACAATTCTACAAAAATGCAGCGGCATTTTAAGTGGAACAAAACAGAGATTACAAACATAAAGACTAATTCAACAATCAGATACAGAACTTCAAACAGCAAAACGAAAGACGGAGGCAGACCCGGTAAAGTCGACTTTGATGAAAAGCATGCATACGAAAATTATAAGCTTATTGATGTTTTCACAACAGGCTTAGGTAAAAAAGCTATGCCACGCAGAACAACAATTACAACCATGGGAGAGGTTCGGGACGGACCACTTGACAACGAGCTTGCCGCCGGTCTTGAAGTGTTGAATGGTGATGCACCTGACAACGGCACTCTTTATTTCATATGCAGGTTAGATAATGAAAAAGAGGTATATGAGCAAGAAAATTGGTACAAAGCAAATCCGTCGTTGCAATATTTTCCAAACCTATTGAGAGAAATTCAAAAGGAATTCGAGGATTGGAAGCGTGATAAGGTGAACAATTCATCTTTTATGACGAAGCGTATGAATATCCCAAAAGGCACAGAAGCCCATCCTGTTACCTCATGGGAAAATATCAAAGCAACAAACAGACCTCTTCCCGACCTTGAGGGTAAGCCGTGTGTTTTGGGCATTGACTACACCAAAACTACTGACTTTTTGGGTATCGGTTTAATGTTTTTAATTAACGGTGAAATTGTATGGAAACCGTTTTCATGGTATTGTTCGCAATCGGCAGACCTTGGACGAATTAAATTTCCTTATGCTCAACAGCCTGATTTACAAAGGGTTGACGGGGCGGAAATCCCGCCTGAAATCGTCGCCGACTGGTTGAGAGAGCAAAAAAAGCATTACAACATCGTCGGTGGAGCATTGGACAGTTACCGTTATACTTTGCTCAAGGAGCCGTTAATGCAGTTGGGTTTTGAATGCGACCGCAAAGGACGAAACAATCTAAAACTTGTAAGGCCGTCTGATAAAATGCTTGTTGCTCCTCTGATTGCTTCGGATTTCGCTAATCATCGTATTGTTTGGGGCGATTCGGCATTAATGCGCTGGTACACAAACAACACTTCTGCCGTTGAGGATAAAAACGGCAATATCATATATGGCAAGATTGAGCCGAAATCAAGAAAAACAGACGGATTTATGGCATTCGTCGCCGCATATACACAGCTTGATTTGTTGAAACAAAATCAGCCGATGACGGTTGATGAAATTGAGAATTGCTTTAACGCGATTGTATTTTAATGTGAGATGATGAAAAATGGTGAAACTTTTTCAGGGCGATTGTCTTGAAGTGCTGAAAACTTTGCCCGATAACAGCGTTGACCTGTTACTGACAGATCCGCCTTATGTGTTAAACACAAAGGGCGGCGGAACTGTAAACAAAATGATGAAATTAAGTGAATCTTTAGCGGATGTCAAGAAAGCAAAAATAATTAATGGATATGACATTGAACTTTTCGGACAAGAATTTTTGCGAGTTATGAAAGAAATCAATGCTTATTTTTGGTGCAATAAAGCACAAATATATGATTATTTAAAATTTTATGTCGGACAACTTAAATGCAAATTTGATATTATTTGCTGGCACAAAACGAACGCTTTGCCCACCTATTCAAATAAATATTTAAGCGACACCGAATACTTACTTTATTTCAGAAAAGGAAAAGGTAAGTTATTTCCTGAAAATTATGAAGATGCAAAAACATATTATCTAAGTCCAATAAATACAAAAGATAAAAAAATGTGGAAACATCCAACTATTAAACCTATTTCGGTTACCGAAAAAATAATCCGTAATAGTTCAAAGGAAAATTTCACAATTTTAGATCCATTTATGGGGAGTGGAACAACAGGTGTTGCTTGCATAAACACAAACCGTGATTTTATCGGTGTTGAGCTTGACGAAAAGTATTACAAAATTGCTGAGGAAAGAATAAAAAACGCTGAAAAAGGCAGGTGAAAAAATGAAAGTAGTAGACTGGGTGAAAAATCTCTTTAAAAAAGATGCCGTTGCAGCGGAATTTAGCGAGGATGGCTCAACAGTTGATGAACAGAGGTTTCACCTGACGGAACTCGCCTTATTTACGGCGATTGATTTTATTGCTCGAAGTTTGGCAAAGTGCGAATTTGTGACGGTAAGCAATAACCGAGAAAGTCGCAAAGCTGAATACTATTTGTGGAACTATTCGCCAAATAAGCATCAAACCAAAATTGAGTTTTTTACGCAGGCTGTTGCGAAGTTGATTTTTGACAACGAGCTTTTAATTGTTGAAACTGCCGATAATCAGCTTATGATTGCTGATAGCTTCTCGAGAACGGAACACGCTTTGATTGACGACACATTCAGCGGCGTTACTTGCCGAAATTTTACATATCAGCGCATTTTTCCTGAAAGTGAGGTAATTTACCTCAGATATAACAACTTTGCTCTTAACGGCTTGTTATCGGATATGTGCAACACTTACGAGCAGTTAATGTTATCAGCTCAAGAAAGATATAACAAAGCTGTCGGACATAAAGGCATCTTAGAGATGGATAATTACAGCTTCGGCGACGAAAACTTCGCTGAAACTTACAACAAAGTTTTGGCAAAGCAGTTTAAAGCGTTTTACGCGAATAAGAACGCCGTTATGCCTCTGTACAAAGGCATGCACTACACCGAGCCGTCAACCGATGCCGGAAAGACTACGAACAGCGAGATTAATGATATTCAGAAGTTAAAAACTGAGGCGTACACGATTGTCGGCAACGCTTTGCACATTCCGCCGGCAATTTTAAGCGGTGAAGCCTCTCAGCTCTCGGACGCTATGGATTGCGCTATTGGTAATGCAATTGATCCGATTGCAAATATGTTTGAGCAAGAGATTACAAAAAAGAGATTCGGCGGTGCTGAATTTAACAAAGGCAATTATCTCTTAATTGACACAACGACAGTCAGACATATTGACGCAATCAGTCAGGCGAATAATCTTGATAAGTCAATTGCAAGCGGTGTGCTGACACCTGCGCAGGCTCAAAAATATTGCAACATGCTCCCTTGCTCTGAGGCTTGGGCGCACACATATTACATTACTAAAAATTACCAAACAATAGCAAATGCTTTGAAGGGTGGTGAATAGAATAAATGAAAAGTAGAAATTACAACATCAAGCAAATTGCAGAAAATCAGAATGTTTTGCAGATATATCTTTATGGCGAAATTGAGCCGAGCTGTTTGAACATTTGGGGCGACCTCGTAGAATCCAAGACAAGCGCCGAATACATTCGCAAGGCGATTGAAAAAGCAGGCGAAATTGAAGGCATTAAAATCTACATCAATTCTGTGGGCGGATTTGTTGATGAAGGCGTGTCGGTTTACAATCTGCTAAAAAGGCAGAGTGTGCCGGTCACTGCATACATTGACGGTATGGCTTGCTCGATTGCCTCTGTTGTTGCAATGGCGGCTGACAAGATTGTAATGCCGTCAAACACAACAATGATGATTCATCATGCAGTCGGCGGTTGTTACGGCAATGCGAAGGAACACAAAGAATTTGCAACTCAGCTCGACAAAATCAGTGAAGCAAGTACAAACTCTTATCTTGTACACGCAGGCGATAAGCTCACGAGAGAAACCCTCGAGCCGCTTCTTGATGCTGAAACATTTTTGACGGCAGAGGAAGCCTTCAATATCGGCTTGTGTGACGAAATTCTTGATCCGGTTGACTTAACCGAATCAAAAGAGATTGTTGACGATGCACAGCAAAAGAAGAATCCAAAAGCAAAACAGGCAGCGGCAGAGCTTGCAAAAATGCTTGGTGCAAAGCCTGAACCGCAGACACCACCTGAGCCCAAGCCGAAAAATCCCGAAGAGAAGGATAGCTTTGGCTTTATTGAAGAATACTTCAAAAACAAAAATTATTTATAAAGGAGATTTAAAAAATGAAGAATCTTGATGCGATTAAAAACGCAAAAGCAAAGTTTGCGCAGAACTTGAAAACTGCCATTGATTCCAAAGATGAAGCAAAAATGACCGAGGCTCTCAATGCCTATGCTGATAGTATTCAGCAGTCAATCATTGAGGTCGCACAGGAAATCGGCGAAACTGCCGACAACACAATCCTTGCCAAGAGAGGATTCAGACAGCTTACAAGCGCAGAGCAGAAGTTTTATAACAATTTTGTCACAGCGGCAAAATCTGCTGATGTTAAGCAGGCACTCACAGGTCTTGATGTTACAATTCCGCAGACAATTCTCGATACAGTGCTTGAGGACATTACAAACAATCATCCCCTGCTTGATGCAATCGGCATCGAAAACACATACGGCTCTGTTAAGGCGATTTTTACCACAGACACAAAACAGCTCGCCGCGTGGGGCGCTTTAAGCTCAAAAATCACACAGGAGCTTGCCGGCACAATCCAGGAAAAGGATTTCTCAACATCAAAGGTAAGTGCCTTTATCCCTGTTCCAAAGGATATACTTGACCTTGGCGCTATATACATCGACGCATATGTCCGCAGAATCCTCGCCGATGCACTTGCTTATGCTCTTGAAGATGGCTTCATCAACGGCGACGGTAACGGCAAACCTATCGGTATGCTTAAAGACCCCGAGGGTGCTGTAAAGGCAGGTGCATATACCGAAAAAACAGCAACAAAGCTCACAAGTCTTGATGTGAAGTCGTATATGGGTGTTGTTGCCAAGCTTGCGAAGGGCAAGGGCGGCAAGACAAACAACATCACATCGGTTGACCTCATCGTTAATCCTGTGGATTATCTCACAAAGATTATTCCTGCGACTACGGTCCTTGCGACGGACGGCTCGTACAAAAACAACCTCTTCCCCTTCCCGACGAATGTTTATCCGTCTGAAATGGTTACAGAAGGCACTGCTGTAATCGGTCAGCTTTCAAGATATAAAGCCTGTCTCTCAACAGGCAAAGAAGGTAAGCTTGATTACTCTGACCAGTACCAGTTTCTTGAAGACAATAGAGTTTACCTTATTAAGGCTTACGCAACAGGCTTTTCACTTCACACAAATGATTTTATTAAGCTTGACATTTCAGCGCTCAATCCTGCTGAAATTAAAGTAACTCTTAATCAGGCAGCAACAGCTTAATTTATCACGGAGGTGTTGAAAAATGGGAATCATGAACGATGTAGTTAATATGCTTGATTTCGACCGCGAACACATTGAAACAGATGAAAGTACAAAGTTGAAAATTGAACTGATTATAGCCAATGGAAAACAGCACCTCCGCGATTATAACCCTCTACTTACTGATGAGGATTTTGAACAGTCGACAAGGGCAAGAAGTTTGTTGTTTGATTATTGCAGATACGCTTACTCAAATGCTGTTGAAATGTTCGACCATAATTTTGAAAACGAAATTTTAAAATTAAGGCAGGAATACGAGGTGCGAATGTATGATACTGAAGAATAACATTGATTTTTTGACATTTAATGACGGACTTGCAAAAATCTATGAAACCGACGAAAACGACGACATCATCACCGACAGTCTGAAAAAATATCGTTTCGGTAATGAAAAAATCGGCGTAACTCGTTTTTATGGTGCAAAGCAGAACGATATTGAACTGTCAAAGGTCATACATATTCACAAGGACGAAAACTTGCGAACGGATATGGCGGTCATCATTGACGGCACACGGTTCAAGATTGAACAAATTCAGCACGATAAAAGCAAAAATCCCCCTTGCTCGATTTTGAGCTTGTCACAGAGGGGGCTGTATGAGGGCGGTGCAGAAGATGTATTTTAAAAATTACGATGAATTTGTCGAACTTATTAAGTCTTGTGGCTTTAAATGTGTAGAGGCAGATTACAACAAATCAACCCCTGCACCCTATCTTGTTTATTTCAAGGATGAAGAAACAGGAATTTACGCAGACGGTGAAATACTTTGGAAAAATGCAAAAATCATCATAGAACTCTACACGGCAAAAGACGACCACAAGAGCGAGACGAAGTTTGAGGAGTGGCTCAACGAAAACGGTTTTGGTTGGAAAAAGCCGAACCGAGCGTGGGACACAACCAATAAGCTTTGTGTAACTTATTACAACCTGAGTGTGACTTTTGATGAGTGATTACAAAAAAGTCGGCATTGACCGCCTCGGAGATGCCCTGTCGAAAGAACTGTCAACCTATTCGGCTGATGTGCAAATGGGCGTAAGATTGTTGGTTGACGAAAAATCAGAAGAGCTCAAAAACGAAATCAAAAAAAATGCACCTGTCGGCAAAAGAAAAAAATATCGCAAATCATTCAAAGTAAAAATTACGAATGAAACATTCAGGTTTTACGAAAAAACAGTTTATGCCGCTAAACCTGAGTACCGGCTTACACACCTCCTCGAAAAAACTCGTAGAAAAAGAGGCAAAAAAGGCGGAACGGTACAACCGAAGGTGCATATTACTCCGGCTACAGAAAAAATCCATAATGAATTTGAAGCCGGAATAAAAAAGCTCATTAAATCATCGGAAGCTTTTGGCGGCGGTGATTTGAGCGGAATTAAAAGAATTTAAAGAATTAAAAGAATTTAAAAACATAAGGAGTCTTATTTTATGAATAAAACGATCAGAAAAGTTGGTTATGCTGTGCTGACAGAAGGCGCCACAGGCGAAATCACATATGGTAAGCCCGTGTGGTTTAAGTCTGATAAGGCAGGCGGCAGAAGTATCGGTGCTGAACCTATCGGCGATTCGAACACAATTTACGCTGACGGCTTGCCTATTATTGTAGCGAGTGCGAACGGCGGCTATACAATCAGTCTTGAGCTTATTTCAGCAGTCGACGACATCGAAAAAGATTGGTTCGGCAATGATGAAGCTACAGAGGGCGGTATTATTGAGAAGGGCGGCATTAAGGTAATGCCAAGATTTGCCCTCCTCGCTGCCAAGGAAACATACAAAGGCGACAAGCTCTACGAGATTGACACATATTTTGACTGCGTAGCTGCAAGAGCCAGCAGGAACGACAAGACATCAGAAGGTAACTTCGACCCACAGTTCCCGACCTTTACGGTCACAGCAAAGCCACGTCCTGACAATGACTTTGTGCGCTACACATCATATGCAGATACTCTGCCCGAAAGCGTTGTAACTCCTACTGTAAAGGCTGTAAAGGCTGCAAAATCGGCAGTTCCTACAGATCAGGCCTCATCAGACACTACAAAGGCGGCTAAGAGCTAATGAAAGACACAGTTGTTATTAACGATAAAAATGTTGAGGTTGAGGTTACGGCATATACAATGCTCATCTACGAGGACACATTCAAAGGCCACAGCTTTCTGCGTGATGCCGACCGTGTCCTTGTCAAGAATCTCAATGATGTTAAATTTGGCTCTGCTGTAAAGCTTTTATGGGCAGCGGCAAAAACGGCAGACGATACGATTCCTAACTTTAAAGTTTGGTCAAAAAATTTGAGCATTAAGGATGCTATTTCAGCGACCGACACAATTATCAAGCTCATCGTTGACAGTCTTAAAAGCGACAGCCCAAAAGTGACAGCGACAGCGACCTAAACGGAACTTTCCTGACGGCAAAAGAGGTCTTGTCTTATGCCGTCAGGTGTGGTCTGACTGTCGCAGATTTACAAAGGTTTACAATAGGTTTTGTGTTGGATTATATCGAAACCTATTTCGCATTACGAAACAATAAGAACATCCACGAAAATGAAGAAAAATATCTGAAAATGAAATCTGTATTGCCTTTTGTTAAAGAAAGATTTGAAAACAAAGAAATTTCGGAAGAGCAGTATAGCGAGTTTATGAACAGATACAAAAAGTTGGAGGATAGATATGGCATCTACAATTAAGGGTATTACCGTCAAAATTGCCGGTGACACAATGGACTTACAGAAGTCCTTAAAAGCTGTACAGTCCTCATCGGCGAGCCTACAGAGCGAATTGTCGGCTATTAATAGACAATTAAAGTTTGACCCCGAAAACACTGTTTTGCTTGCTCAAAAGCAAGAAGTGTTAAAAGAACAAATTGAAAACAGCAAATCTGCCCTCAAAAAGCTACTTGATGTACAAGATCAGGTTGAAGAACAGGCAAAAAACGGCGAAATCTCAACCGAACAGTACAGAGCTTATCAGCGTGAAGTTGAAAAAGCGAAAAGCAAACTTGAAACTTTCACAAAACAGCTTGCGGAAACTGAGGAAAAAGCAAACGCAATAAACCTCGAATCTGCCCGAAGTGAGATGTCAAAAACCGAAACAAGCGTTGACAAGACAGGCGACAGCTTTAAAAGCCTTGAAAACAAGTCGAATAAGACTGATTTATCCAAGGTCAAAAAAGAAATGGATGATGTTAAATCCTCTGCTGACAATCTCAAATCTGCCGTCGGCGATGCCCTAAAAGAAGCAGGCACAGCGGCAACAGCGGTCGGCGGAGCGTTGACCGGATCTGTCATAAGTGCAAACAGTGAAGAAAAAGCTTTAAATTCCTTGCAGGCTCAAACCGGCTTGACCGCCGAGGAGATGACAAAGTACAAAGATGTCCTTGAAGATGTTTACAAAGGAAATTTCGGCGAATCTCAGGAAGAAGTTGCAAATGTCCTTGCTTTGATTAAGCAGACAACGAACGAGACCAATCCAAGTAAGCTTAAAGATATGACCGAAAATCTCTTTACATTGAGAGATACATACGATTACGATTTTGTCGAAACCTTGAGAGCGGTCAACATGCTTATGGAGCAATTTGGTGTAACAGGCGAAGAGGCTTTTAATCTCATTGCACAGGGCAGTCAAAAAGGCCTTAACAAAAACGGAGATTTGCTCGACACAATCAACGAATACTCTGTACATTACAAGCAACTCGGCTACGATGCGAACGAGTTTTTTAATTCGCTTGAAAATGGCTCTAAAGCAGGTACTTTCAGCGTTGACAAGCTCGGCGATGCCATGAAAGAGTTTGGAATCCGCTCTAAGGACACAGCTTCGAGTACGCAGGAGGGATTTGCTCTTCTCGGCTACGGTGTAAAAGCCTCGGCTGAGGACATTCAAAAAGCCAAAGATGAAGTCGCAAAGCTCGAAAAAAATCTTTACTATGCAAAAGAGGAGCAAAAAGGCTTTAACAATTCGACGAGCGAATTAACAAAGCAAAAGAATGCCGATAAAATTGAACAATATTCAAAGGCGCTAAAAACTGCTAAAGAAAATCTTGCAAATCTCGAATCAGCAGGCAAAGGCGCAAAAGGTAGTATTGAGGATTTGCAGGCAAGATTTGCAAAAGGCGGAGACAGCGCAAAATCCGCAACATCAGAAGTCTTAAAGGCTCTTTTTGAGATGGACGATAAGGTCAAGCAGAATCAGGCAGGCGTTGACCTCTTCGGTACGATGTGGGAAGATTTGGGAATCGACGGCGTAAAAGCCTTAATGAAAGTTAATGGCTCTGCTGACAAGACCAAAAATACCATGAAAAAGATTAAAGACATCAAATACGATGATGTTGAAGCCGATTGGGCAAGCCTTGGCAGAACGGTGCAAACTGATGTCATTAATCCTATCGGCAAATCATTATTCCCCGAGGTAAAAAAACTTTGTAAATTTGCGAGCAGGCATACAGATGATATTATTCCAACGCTAAAACAGATTGGTGTTTTAACTACTGCTATTTGGTCGGGTAAAAAGGCCACTAAAATAGTTACAGAAATCAAAAATCTGTGGGGAGCTTACAAGTCTTTGAAAGCGGCAACAGATGCCGCTAAAATTTCACAAGAGGGACTTAACACTGCTCAAAAAGCAAATTTGTGGGGATTAGTTGCAGGTTTAGTTGTTGGTGCTATAGGCGAAATTTGGGCATTTTCAGAGGCTAACGACAGTGCAAAACAATCCCAAGAAGAACTTAACGAAGCTCAGGAAAAAGCAAAAGAAGAAATCAAAGAGCTTAAAGATGCCAACGATGAATATGTGCAGAGCAAAAAAGATGCTGCATCAGAAGTTGAAAACGAATTTGACTATTATAATGACTTATGGAAAGAATTACAGGGCATTGTAGACCAAAACGGCAAAGTCAAAAAAGGTTACGAGGACAGAGCAAAATTTATTACCAATGAATTGAGCCGCGTTACAGGCGATGAAATCACTTGGAACGGCAATGTTATTCAGTCCTATAAAGACCTTAAAGGCTCAATTGATGATGCACTTGAATCAAAAAAAGCGCTTGCAATGTTATCGGCACTTGAAGAGCCCTATCAAACTGCTGTATCAGGCTTAAAAAGCGCAAAAAATGATGTTACAAATGGCTATGTAGCAAAAAAAAGCGCACAAAAAGATGTAGATTTAGCTAAGGCGAAAGTTACACAAATGAGTGTCACTGGACTTTCGCCAGGTCAAACGGCTTTGAAATATGCAGGCTGGGGTTTTGAAAACGGCAAAATATCTCAGCAGTATTATTCAAAAATACTCAAAGATTTTCAAAACGGCGAAAATATGTATAAACATTTTGAAGATTTATCAAAATCCGTCGGAAGAGCTTACAGCGAGGCGCAAAATGAAGCCAAAAACAATTTAAAGGCTAAACAAATAGAGTTTGACAAAGCAGATGGCAAGTATAAAGAATATCAGAAAAAAGTAGTTGATTATAACACCACAATTCAAAATTATGAGAATCTCACAGCGGTAACTGCTAAAGGTAACACCAAAGAAATTAAAGCCGCTATGTCGGACTTGTCTAACAACATTGTTACTTATACCACCGGTAACAAAGCTGCTCTCGAACAGCAGGTCAATGATTTTAAGACAAATGCCGAGAACCTAAAAACGGCATACAAAGACGGTGTTGAAGGCGTAACAAAAGACCAGGTCGAAGAAGCCGAAGAATTGCAGGAAAGAGCAGAAATCGAGCTTGCTAAATACAACGATATGTATGGTACGCTTGCCGCAATCGCAACAGGCAAAGCTGATGAAATTAATGCACAACAGCAGAAAATCAAAAACGGTTTCATTGATGCTGAAACAGGTTCAAGAGAAAGCCTTGAAAATCAGCTTGCGAACTTTGCCGCAAACTATGAGTTGCTAAAAACTGCAATGGACGAAAATCAACCAGGTGTAACTCAAAAAATGGTTGATAATGCTAAAGAGCTTGTAGATAAGGCAACTGTTGAGCTTAATAAACTTGAAGGCAACGGCAAAACAGCAGGCAAAAACGGCACCGAGGGCGTAAGCGACGGCATGAAGAACGAAGATGCCCTCGAAAAAGTTGATAAATCAGGCAAAAAGGTTCTCAGCAAAGCCGAAAGCAGTCTTTCGGAAAGTTATAACAAGGGTTATCAAAAAGGCAAGGATTTTACGCAGGGCTACATTAAAGGTTTAAGTGAAGGCGGACCTACAGGAATTCTCCATGCGGAAACGAATAGGCAGGCCAGACAACTCGCAGAAACAGGTCTTATTACTCTTGCAAATGCACAGGATTCACACTCACCATCAAAAAAGACGAGAAAACTTGGAGCTTACTTCGGCGAGGGCTATCGTCTTGGAATCGCCGATGAAATTGCCGAAACGCAAAAAACAGTAAGGTCTTTAACATCAAGGGCTTTGTCAGCGGTTGAAGGCAATCCAATCGGAGCAATTAACAATAAATTTGAAGGCATTCGCACGCAAAGCCAAAATGCGACAGTAAACGGTCAAATGTTGAAAACTGTTTCAAATTCACCTACGATTAAGATTCAATTCACAGGCGATGTCAACATCAATAATGACATGGATGTTGATGATTTTAACCGCCGTGTGTCAACTGCGATTGTGCAGACACTTGACGGTGAAGCGTCGAAGTGGGGAGGTTAAAGATGAGGCATAGTTTTACATATAATGGTACCAATTTGCGGACATTAGGCTTTTTTATAGCCACTGCCCCCAAATATCAAATTGCAAAGCGTAATTTTGATTTTACTTCTGTTTATGGCAAAAACGGCGGAGTGATTTCCGACAATGGTGTTTTCGATAATGTTGAAATGCAGTTTGAGGTCAACAGTTATCCATACATTGTGCCTAACGAAAGTAACGCTGAGCTTGTAAGAGTATTTGCAGAATGGCTTACTGTTTGGGACGGCAAATATAAAATCTTTATGGACACATACAACCCCGGTTATTATACAAAAGCAATTTGCACAGGAATTGAGCCAATAGAAGAGGTTGCACCTCTTTGCTTGTCAACAACAATAAATTTCAGCCGAGTGCCGTATTGGTACAGTGATTTAGGGCAGGAGATGTTCTTTTTTATATTTTACAGCTAGCTTATAGACTTCGTTTGCAATGACATTTGCAGAATCCTTAAACGCTAGCTTGGC